CCACCAAAATCAGCTGTTTTTTCTAATTTACTTAATGTATAAATATTTCCTTTAGTATCAAAAAACTTAATATTACTGGCTTTTGTATATAATTGTGATTTTAAAATATCAATAAAGTCTTTACTTTTTTTATCATCAATAACTATTTCTTCACCACTTAATAATTTAACTGGTTCTTTTTTAGTTATTTTATTTAATAAAACATCACCTCTGGTTCCGCCTTTTTTTGATGATTTAGCTAAAGTAGCAGGACTAAGAGAAGAAGCTTCATTTAATAATACTTTACATATTTCTTCCTTAATAATTTGGCGTAATTTTTTAATGGTGTTATTCATCTATAAAAATATTTCCAATAAATATAGATTAATATTTATTTTTAGGGTATTTTTTCCCAAGTAACTCCATCTTCATTTGATTTTGATTTTATTCTTCCCCAAAATCTTCTTCATTCATAGTATCAATTAAATACCATTTTCCATTTTTATTGGTTAGAATTGATTCAATATCATCTCCTGATTGTTTGATTTTATTATCTTTTGATTTAAGTTCCCAATATTTATCGAACAAGTCTTTTTTTACGTATTTATATGGATTAAATTCAGTAATCATTATTATATTATCCCCTTGTTTTTCAAAAGTCATATTCTTATTAGGAGATTTACCTTTTTCTAAAATACTTTGTATATCCCAATCATAAAATGGATGACCTCCTCCTTGTGAAGAAGTAAAAGTAGGACCTTCTACCCAAATAGAATATACTATATCTTGTATATCGTCATTATTTAATTTTGAAAAATCTTTTTCTTTAAGTTCAATATTATTTCCTATTAATTTTCCGTTATATGATAATGCTATGATACCATTACTAAATTTATTTTTTTCATATTCGTGTGTAATTCCATATGCATTTGCTTCATTTAATGGATGATTTGATACAAAAAATGTATTTATTCGACCATCATCATATTTAAGTAAGGTTGTTCTTTGGAGATTTTTCTTTTCTACCTTATAAATATATTCCTTAGTAATAGCAATAATATAATCAATCCCTTTTAAATTAAGAATAGTCCAACCTCTATCATCTACATAAGCATCTTTATTGGATTCTAATTCAGATTGTATCCATTCTTTAACTTTTTCTATTGAATCTTTAATTAAATCGGTTTGATTTTCACCATTGTTTTCATTTAACTTAATACCTGCTAATTGTTGTAAGCGTTTTATTTCGTTTAATTTTTGTTTATTTTTCATAATAATTTATTCTTTTATAGTAATAAATATAGATTAATCCTCTTTATCCTTGTCTTTTTTCTTAACTGAAGGTTTAGATTTTAATTTATTGGCATATTGTGTTGAATCTAATTTATTCATTGAGATAATATTATAGGGTGGTTTACACCCAGCACTATAACGAGAAGCAGCATCTAAAGAAAGTATTAACATATTTATTATATCATCTACATCCCATTCAGGGTCTTTAATTTCTAATTCTCTAGTTTGGGTAAATAATGAACCTAATGCTAAATCACTACCACATCCAACAGATAAATAAGGATCATACACTTCACCTACTTGAAAATCATCTTCAACGTAATATAATTGGCCTTTATAACCGACTAAAAATGTTCCACCAATTTCATCACCTTCTTCTCTTTTTTGCAAATATCCACCTTCTTTAAATGCCTCTCTCAATGCATCAATAAAATCAGTAATCATATAATCATAATCTGATTGGTCTGATTTTTGTTTCCAAGGTTTAAATTTACTAGACATTAGAATTTGTCCCATTCTAAAACTGGAGGTAAATCCAAATATAAATGGTCCGTTTTGAAATACTTTGGGGTCTTTTCTTATTTGTTGGGAAAAATTATCGTCTGTACCAGCACTATCACCAGCAAGGTAAACAGTGTCTTTATGAAGGAATCCTACTATACAAGTCATATAATTTAATTTTTGGATTTAAATATAATAAATAAAATATGAAATGTTTTTATCTATTTTGTTATAGATTTAGGTCATGAATAGTAAGATATAATAAGTGAAGAGCATCAGCTTGGTTATCTGAATTACCTTCCATCTCATATTTTTCTTTAGCTAACCGAACCATATCTGCTTTGGATGCTTTACCTGATTTACTGGCGAATTTTTTAATTTCTGCTGCAGAATATGCCCTATATTCGATTCCTCGTTCTTCGCAAAATAATTTAAGGACTCCCGTTAGTTCTCCTGCTACTATTAAAGCATTTTTATGGAACCCACTTACACGTTCGTAAGTAATAACTTTAATATCCTCAGCATCACATATTTCTTTTAATTTGGCTTTAAAACGGATTAATCTCATTCCTTTAGATTCATCACGTTTAGGAGTAAAATCCCATTCACCTGAAGCAGTTAATGTAGCCCATCCTGTATGCGTGGCAACGTCTAAGCCAAGTATGTTATTTTTTGTTAAATTTTTCATAATTGATTATAAATAAAAAAACCCATCTTTATTGGATGGGTTTGATTTGGTTATTTATTTTATTTTATTTAACTTTGATAAATAAAGAAATATGACCTTTTTCCCCATACTCCATATATCCATTAGCTTTATATCCAGCTTTTTTAAGTTCTTCAACAGCTTTATCTATACGAGGTTGCCATTTTTTTCTATAAGGAGCTGCATATTGTTCAATTTGACTAGATGACATCCAATCCTCTCCATCTTCTCCACCACCATGGTCTGTTCTAGGACCTCTATCATTAGTTTGACCCCAATATTCACCATTTCCTTCATCATTCCATTTTACACCAGAAATATTACTTTTTATAATATCTAGAGGGGTTTGTTTAGGAGTTGGTTTGGGTGCTTCTTTTTCTTTAGGGGTTTGTGATGATAATTTATTTAATTTATCTTCAATATATTTTTGATCAAAAGTATACCATCCACCCGGTCCTGGTGAGTCTGATGTTTTATGATTCCAAACATTACCTAGTTTATTATCATCATTCCCATGTGAATTATGGTAAAAATAATCAGTATTAGGTTTAGTTGTTTTATATTCAAATGCTGTATATCCTATTCCTATTCCTCTATCTGTACCTAAATCCTCAGGTTCTTGAATTTTATAATACCAACTACCATCACTTTCACTTCTTTGTTTTTTTATAATATATCCTTTAGATGCAAGTGAATTTATCTTTTTTTCAATATAAGGACCATCAAATCGTTTACCTGATAGGGTTGGGGATGGTTTTTCTTTAGGGGTAGATTTTGAATTTATTTCACCACTTACATTAGCTAACCATCCTTTTTCAATCATTTTATTAATTGCAGAATTGATTTGTGGTTGTGATTTACCTAATTTTTTAGCTAATTCTCCTCTTGAAATACCATTTTCATCAGATTCATTATCTATAATTGATAAAACATCTTGAACAAATTTTTTAGTCTTTGTATTAGTTAAATCAGATTTTTGAATTGGGGTTGTACCTCTTATTATATTAATAGAAGTACGAGCCATTTCGTCAATTTCTTCTACACCTTCATTTAATTTATCACCTTCTTTGAATGGTTTAATTTCAAAATCGTTTACATTATAATCTCCTGAGATGTTCTCTGCTAATCCTACAATTTCACTATCTGAAATTTCTAAACCATTATCTAATGTGTAAACCATATAACCGCCAACTTTAGCTTTACTGGCTTTAACTATACGACCTGTTTTAACATTTTTAGATTTTTCAACTTTAGAAGTAGCTAACATACCTGAAGCTGGGAGGTTTACTTGGTATTTAACAGTATCTCCTTTTTTGTATTTGGTTGAATTGTTATTTTCATCAATTTCCTCAACACCTTCATTTAATTTATTATATAAATCTTCTAATTTACTAAATGCTAATTCATAATCAGATGTACTTAATGATTGTCCTGTTTCTTCATAATCACTAAATTCATCTTCCCAAATATCATATAAATCATCTCTAAAACTATCAGAATTAATATCATCTTCATCTACAAGACCTCTATTAATAGCAGTCATAGACATCCAATCTATAAAAGCATCAAATGGATCTTCCATAGTTATTTCTTTTAATCCTGCTAGTCTTTTCAATCTAGTAATTTCTGTCAATGGTAATTCCTCTTCAGGTGTTTCCTCAGCAGGGGTTTCTTCAGCTGGGGTCTCTTCGGTTGATGTTTCGGCTGGGGTTTCTTCGGTTGGTGTTTCGGCTGAGGTTTCTTCAGCTGCTTTTTCAGCATCTGCTTTTTCCTTTTCTTGATCAGCTTTAGACATTAGTTTACCTTTATTAAGAAGAACATTTAATTGTTTTTGAGCAGATTGTTTTACATCTGCTCCTCCATCTAAATAAAATCTTTCTCCACCTATAATAGCAATAAAATCAATTTTAGTATATTCCATCTTAAATTTCTGACCATTTGCTAATTCAATTTCAAATGTTGATGGAGTTGATACTAATAAATTAATTGAATTAATAACCTCAGGATTAGTAATCTTTAGGTTACCAACTAATGATTTTTTCAATGCTGGGTATTTTTGGAGCATTATTTCCACATTACGTGGTTTAGTTGGGGTTAATACCTCTTTAAGTAATTTGGTAATTTTCATTAATGTGATCTAATAAGGATTTATAATAAATATTATTCGGGTTTGGTTTCTTCATTTTCCTTATTATCATCCAACCAAGTTTTTCGGATTTTTTCAAGTTCAGGTAATACTTCGTTAAATATTTTATCTTTAACTTTATTTGATTTACCCCAATCTTCTTTGCTCCCATCCTCAGTAATAAATGATTCAGTATCATTGTTACTAGCTTCATCTATTAACCATTCTTTATACATATCCAAACCACCCAATACGTTATTTTTTAACATATTATTTTTATATTCTTCATATTTACCCTCAATTTTTAATTTGGTTTCCATTTCGGTAACACAATTTAAACATTTTGAATGTACACGATACATCTTTTCATCAACTTGACTTTTCATTGGTTTACTACAATTGGGGCAAGTTAACGGGATTAAATATTGTTTTTTGAACTGTTCTAATTTAGATATACTCTGCTTAACCCCATTTTTGATTGTCCAAGTTTTACCGTTTTCTTCCCAGATTTCTCCTTCAGAATGTTCAACTATATCTTTTTCATAACCAACCTGAACTCGAGTACCAGCATTGTAATCTTTTTTAATTAAGTTACGAATACGAGATAGGTCTCGTTCATTAAATTCTTTTTGTAATAAGGATTCTCCCATAAAATAACATTTTATATAAATATAGAAAAATAAAGACCCCCAATATTGAGGGTCTGGGTTCAACGGTTTTTCACGTTGAAGGGGCATGTATTATTTTATGATTCTTCTATTTGACTAAATATTTTCTTTATTATATAATCATCAGTAACATCTTTTCCTTTTGACTTTAAATCAGAAGCAATAATTTTCCACTCATTTGTTTTCCATATAATGTATTCTTCATCAATAATCGCATCCCATCTTATTAAACAATATGTTTTTAATGGGTCTTTTGAAATTCTAACAGTTTCATCTTCTTCCACTCCCATAAATCTATCACTTAAATTATTCAATGCTTCTGGGTTGAAAATAAAATTACTGTCTACTTTACTTACCATTATAAAACCTGAATCTTTAGAAAAATCCTGGGCTGTTTTGAAATTTAAGGACCATGATTGTGCAGGTAAATGAGACTTATAAGATAAAAATGGTTTTTTAGAATATAAATACCAAATACCTCCTATTTTAGTTTTAGTAAAATTATCTTTTAATGATATGTTTCTTAATTGAGATGCTTTTCTTTGATCAAAATCTGCTCCTCTATAACATGTTTTACCTACTGGTGCTTTTAATATTTCTGGGTGTTTTTTAGATAATGCTTTAAAATCCTCAAAATTATTTTTCAAGTATGATGCTGTTTTAGAAGCATTGTTACCTTCAACCCATTGTAAAAGCATTTTTAGTGCGTTTTCTTCCCAATCAGTATTGGGTTCTTCAGGTTTACTTTGGAAATTAGCTAATTCTTTATCACTTCCAAATAAAACTTTACCTACATCAGGTATCTCATTTAAAAGTTGGGAGAGTTTCATAATTAAAGTTCACTAGGGCGGACATCAGTATTTAACTCACTTTTAGGCACACCTACAAACATAAAAAGATCTGTTGGACCCGCATATGCTTTGAATATATATTCTTTAGAATTTATATCAAACCCTACATATTCAAATTCATCATTAAATTCATCCATACCTGGATCGTAAACTTGATAATATTCTCCTAGTTTAAGGAATTTTTTATCAAATGATTCATTTTCATTAATCAATCCTGCTAATTTCTTCAGGCGCTTAATATCTTTGTTTAATTTTTCTTTTTTCATTTTTTGTTATTTTTATCCTTTAATAAACCTCTAAATCTAGAATCTAAATAATCTTTAATTAATGACATTAAATTCTTTCCGGTTGATTTTTCAAAGTTTTCAGCAATACTTGTAAATTCAGTCATAGCTAGAAATGCTAATGATATTTTTAAGAAAGGTATTTGGTTAAATAAATAAAGCTCACATAAATGAGCTGCTATAACTAATAACTGATAAACTAACATTTTTGTAAGGGTAGCTCCCATTTTTTTGCTTGTAATAGGATTTCCCTGTTTTTTAGCTGCTATTAATCCTGTAATAAAATCTATTGTAATTAAAACTCCTACTGCTAACATTACTGGATAAAGTGGTAGGAAGAAAATTGCTAGAGTAGCAAGAATTTTATTTATCATTTTATGTAGTGGGGTGTATTGATTAATAAAAATAGCCTTCATTTCTCAATAATTATTTGATAATACATATGTGTAAATAATTAAGAGAATGGGAGAGATTTTTTAGGATTTACAATTTTCTAATAATATTTTTTTAACTTCCAATATATTATTATTTATATCTGATTCCCAAAATCTAAGTAATTTATATCCATTGTTTAAAGCTGCTTGGGTTTTTAACTGATCACGTAAATTATTCTCTATTTGAGTTTTATATATGGGACCATTTGGATAAAATTTAGGGTTACTGTGAAAAAAATCTCCATCTACTTCTATAATAATATTATACTGGGGTATATAAAAGTCATAAAAATATTTAAATGATTTTATTTTAAAAAATTTTTTATATTCAATATTTAATGGTTTTAAAATATTATCTTCAAATTTATTTTCTAATTTAGAAGAATAATGTTTTTTTCCTATATTTCCGTTTTCCCAATTTATTTTATGAGACCCGCTCATTTTTTCCTTAGTCTCATCAGATTGGATTCTCCCAACACCAAATCCTTCAGGTTTAGGTTTAGGAATACCTTTAGCACCTTTAGATATTTTTTTACCTAAAGATGGATCTTTTCGATTTTTCTTTACTGCTTCTTTTATATGGTCGTATTCACCAGAAGCAAATTTTTCCTTTCTGGTTTTAATTATAGCATTTACTCTTTTTTCTGATTTTAGATCACCCCAGTGACCTTTTAAGCGGGATTGATGACCATGTTTGAATTTACAAAAGTCTGCTAGTTTAGCTTCATATCTCATTTTTTCCCCACAACCACATCCACAGGTAGGATGGATACCATTGTATTTGATTTGAATTAAATAGTCGATTTTTTTAAGTTTATGGGTGTGTTGGATGTGTTTTGATAGTTTTAGTTCGCTATCTGCTTTAAAGTCACATAAATTACATTTTAAAGACATAAAAAAGGGTTTACAATAAATATGTAAACCCTTTTAACAATTGTAGTGGATTGCTTAAAATTTAAAGAGGACCAAGGCTAGTAATTCAAAATGCAATAATCCATTGCAATAGTCATAGTAATTGTGAAAATTCCTGTATCTTGTGTCCAATCACCTTCACCAAATTTAGCATCTTTAATAAAAGCACCTTTAATAATCCATTCTTCAACAACATCACCAACAGGTCCTAAGATATTTACTGTTAAATCTTTTTTATAAAAATCAGAATATCCATCTCTACCAGTTACAGATTCATGATGTAAACGAACCCATTCCATTACGATTTGAGCACCTGATGGAGTAATAGGATCATATAATTCTAATGTAATATCATCCCATCTTGATTTACCTTTTACTTTACGGTAAACATTGATATGATCTAATACGATTTCATTATTAGCAATTCCAGGGCGAGTTGCTTTCTTTATCATGAATGAAGGAATCCCATCAACATACATTATAAATTGATGTTGTCTTTTGGGCTCAAAAGCTGTAAAGAATATCTCATTTGGTTGAAGTACTTGTGCCATACTGTGTATTTTTAATTATAATTGTTCCTATATAAATATTGACCAATTCAAGGTTTTTTAAGAAATTTTAATAATATCTTGAATTTTACTTTCTGGTGATAATTTTATTCCATTTTGATTGAAATAAGATATAATCATTGATAAATATGAATTACCTCCTCTAGCACCAGTAGAATAAATTTTAACAAATTGATCTATTTGTCCTGTAAAAATAAATTCATATCCAGGTAAATAAGGACTCATTCCATATGTTTTAGCGTTTTTAGCTATTTCTGGGCTGTAATATGGTGGGATTGTTTTTTTCTTATTCATTGGGAAGGCACTATGTTTTCCTTCAACAATAGATAGGATATAATTCTTTTGCAATAATATTCCATCTGCTAATGATAAGTTTTTCTTATTAGCCCCACTATCTGTATTACCAATATTTCCAGGATTATTTGTAGCATATGATCTAGAACCCTTAAAGAAACCTTCTTTTTGAGCCATAATAGTACAAAGTAATTTAAAACCTTTTGGTTGATCACCCATTGCTTTTTCTAGTGTTGGGAGATATTCACTAGTCATTTCTTTAGAAAGAGATATTTTCATATCAGTTTTAATAGGTGCATCTGGGAAGGTTGAACCTTGTATAGTAATATTTTCCCATTTTTTTTCTGATGGTTTAGCTGATGCTACTTCTTCTTTTAAAACAATTCCCATTTTAGAAGCAGTAGTAGGTCCTACTATTCCATCATCTGTTAAACCATTGGTTTTCTGCCATTCTTTAACGGCTTTTTCAGTTCCTGGTCCGAAATCACCATCTGCTGTGATTTTAAGGAAATTTTGTAAAGTCTTTACATTTTCCCCATTATCTCCTTTTTTTAATATCATTTTTCTTTATTTTTATCTTTTTTATTTATCCATTTATCTACTGAAGCAATACCAAAGCATGCTAATGTAATTACCATAAATGAATTAAAAATAAATTCATTAACTAATAATTCTACATTAAACACCCCAGTAACAATATCTACAATAGCAAATACAATCATTACTATGAATGCTAAAAATCCGATAACAGCCTTCTCATTTAGGTTATTATCATCATCAAATAAGGTCCAAAATTTTTTCATCGTGTAGTGTCTTTTTTAATTGTTGAAACAACCTTTTGTATAAAATTTTTTTTCTTTTTTATTGGTAAGTTTTCAGATACAGTATCATTAAGTTGTTCTTTCACCATATAAAGCTCTTTTTTAGTTTCAATAAGTTCTTTTTTAAGAACCATATTTTCTTGCTTTATAACTTTTATCTCATTAATTTTCTTTTCTACACCTTGTGTACTATCAAGTAAATTTTCTACTCTTTGATTAATACTATCTTGAGAAGATTCTACTACTACCATAGTATCTTTAACGGATTCTTCCTGTTTTAAATTTGTTACAGATTCTCCTTTACAAGAGTAGAGAAGAACTAAGGCAACTGCAATTTTCTTCATTTTATATTATTTATCTCGTTTAATATTTCTAATTTAGCTAATGCTGCAGACATAATACTATCTGTTTTGCGTAATCTTTCACTAGTTTTTTCTAGTTTAACTTCTAGCATTTCTACTCTACTATTACAATTATTATATTGTCCTTTATATTCTTCATTCTGTGCTTTATAGCTTGCTTTGTTATCATAGTAGAGATAACCAACAGCAAGAAGTACAATAAATAAAAGTCCTTTTACAGGATCCTTTGCAAAGTCTTTATAGCTTATAGGTAGTTTCATTTTTTATTATGAGATTAAAATATTATTTATACAATTATAAATATGACCAAAAAGAAAAAGGATCAATTTCTTGATCCTTTCCTCTATTAAAAATTACTAATTTAAGCTACTGTTACTCCAGTTGGATTGATGTTGAAATCAATTATAATGAATTCAGCAGCTTTAGTAGGTTGTAAATAAATAGCTCCTACTAATTCATTTCTATCAATTACATCAGGAGTATTATTAGTATCATCCATTACAACTTTGAATGAATATAAACCTTGTCTTGATTGTACTGATTCCAAATATGGATTTACAATAGATAAGAATCTATTTCTTGTTACTGTAGTATTAGGATCGAATACAAGGTAACGAGATGAAGATGCTACAAATTTTTTCAATCTGATCATCAATCTTCTAACATTAATTCTATCTAATGCTGAAGAACCATCTTGTAATGTTTTCTGACCCCATACACATACTCCTTGACCTGGGAATTGAGCGATTGGATTAATACGGTTTTCGTATAAGTCATCTCTTTCAGCTTGATTAAGTTTAATCTTAGCTTCAATAGCACTTCCAATACCACCTCTATTTAAACCAGCTGGTGCCCACCATTCACCTGCAACTCTATCAGTATAAGCTAATACACCAGGTATTACTACAGATGGTGGAACGAATACAGGTTTATTAGTGTTTGCATCAAGGATTTTAACCCAAGGATACCATACAGCAGCATAATTTGAATCTAAACCTTCTTGTTCAGAAATTGCAGTAGCAACATTATCATTAGCTTCTGTTAAATCCATTACATAAAAGGCATCTGCTCTTTCTTCACATATTTCAGTTGCTTTAGAAGTTACTGATGGGTGAAGAGCTTTTAATATACCAGGAGTTACTATCATATTAATATCGTATTCATCAGAATTTGATATAATATTAAGAGCGGTAGCATATGCTTGAGAACCTGAAGTAGAGGATGTTGAACAATTAAATCCAAATACGTTATCATTCTCAATATATTCACCTGTTAAAATACGAGTTGTTGGACTCATACCATCAGCACCACCTTGTAAAGGTACTAAGAATTGTAATTGATCATAAGTTAAGTTAGTAGTTGTAGCTAAACTAGCACTTAATGAACCAACATAACTTGAACTTGGATGACCGAAATACAAGTCAACATGGAATAAATTACCAAGTGAAGAACTTTCAACACCTCCTACATTAGGAATTGTTTTTAAGTATTGATTATTGTCTGTAGTACTAAAATCATATCCTTTATAATTTCTAGCACTGTAAGTATCAAAATCAGATGGATCTAAATATGTTGGAGCAGGTAAGTTATAAGTTGGGAAACCTATAATAGTTTGCTTCAATTTTGCAAATCCTCTTGGTGACAATGAAGGTGCATATGCTTTAGATTCAACTAAAGGATCTACTTCAACTCTAACATAAGCTGATTTGTTTGTATAGTTTCCTTTGGTTTCTACTTTATTATTTGTAGTGTTATATTCAAAATATCTGTCACCAATTACTCGTGCAATATAATTTGGAGAATCTGGGTTAAGATCTAGGTTATTAAATGTTTCAAGTACTACCTGACGATTATCAGTATCATCAAATCTTCTTATAACAACACTAAAAGTAGAATATACTGTTGAATCAGAGAACTCTCTCAATCCTGTAATACCAATTTTAATATCTGTATTGGTTGAATTACCGTGAGATAAATGGTGGAGTTTGAATAGATTTTTATACAACCCGCCATTATATTGAGATACAATCCAAGGTGTAGAAGCCGCCTGATATTTCGGGAAAGAAACATCTTGAGATGAATCAACAACACTTACAGCAGATCCTGAGAAGGAAGCAGCAATAGTATCAGTAAATAATAAATATGGGAATGCTGTGTTAGAGTAAGTATTAACAGCAGTTAAAGAATTATCTGAATTAGTTCCTAATACTCTTGGTAAATAGTTAGTTTGAGTAGTTAATAATGAAGCAGAATAAGTTTGAGCTGATACTCCTGAACCTGATACAGTAAGTGCAAATGAGCCTGTTATTGAAGGTGTTGATGGAGATAAAGTCGTTTCACTTAAATCAAGTAAACTATCATTATTGTTTTTTGATGGGTGAAGTACAGTTAGAATTGTTGAACCAGATATAATTGCTGTTAATTTATTAGAAGCAGCAGCATAAGTGTATCCACCTTCATTCATTACTCTGATAATAGTAGCAGTACCACCATTTTTCATATATTCTCTCACTGAGTGAGGTACATATGAACCATTATACAGACTACCAAATTTTTGTTCAAATTCAGTAAATCCATTTTGGATTACAGTTGGAACAAATGCAGGTCCTTTAAGAGTAGGACCTATAAACACAGCTCCAATGTTTCCAATTCCTTGCGGTAAGAAGGAAAGATCATTTTCGCGTGTAAAAACTCCTGGGGAGACTATTCTTTCAGCCATAGTTTTTTAAGTTTTTTAATTTATTGTTAGATTATTTCTAATAATAAATATAGCTAAAAGTTTATAAAATGAAGAGAAGATAAATTATTTGGAAGAGGGGGTAAAAATACCGGTAGAAGGATCTAATTGACCTTCTCCGTATTTATCAGATAATTTTTTAGCTTGAACTCTTTCTTTCTCAGTTAATTCATTATATATGTTCCACAATTGTGATTCAATTGAAGTCATTTTTTTCTTCTCAACTTCAAGTTGCCCTAATTGTAATAAAACATTTTCATAATCTTTTTTAAGATTATTTATTTCAGTAATTTCTTCTTCAGTAAATTTAATAGGATTCATCTTAATTTTTTATCTAAATATAACTTTATTTTATAAAAACAAAACTTAATTAGGGTCATTTAATGTGGAAAACATCACTTTTACCCTTTTCATATGCTACATCAACCTTAATTTGTTCAACATCTTTTTTAAGTTCCATTCCATGATTTTTCAATTCATTAAATATATCTATTATTTGTTTATATCTTTTATCATCTTTATCATCTCTTATTTGTAACTCTTGATTTATTTTTTCTTTTAATATTTCTAATTCTTTTTTATTTTCATCAATGGTTACTCTTATTACAGAAACATTATAAATGAATATTATTATGGCTATACCAATAGTGATGATTTTCCACCACGAATCAGCCCACGTTGAGAATTTTTTTAGTTTTTCTCCTTCAGCCATACTACTAAGAATCTCCTAAAATAATATTACCATTAATTTCTCTTTCGCCACTGATTTTAACAGTAGTTTTGTCAAAGAACCTATTGGCAACAGTAGACATATACTTGTTGTATGTGTCTGTTAGGAGGTAACCTTGTAGATCTAGGCTTAATTCACTTTTTATTATTCTCTCTTTTCCAACTTCCATTTCAGAAGAAACAGGAAATGAACTTATTATTGTTTTAAATTGAAATTTATTTTTCTCACCCCAGTAAGAATAATCAGCATGACTAAATGATTCTATTATTTTATTCATATGAATCATATAGTTAGTCCATATCATTACTGAATATTTTATAGTTACAAAATCAGGAACTGATATTGCATAATATTCTGGATTAGGTGTTCTATTATTTAGAAGGGAGAATTTATCATATTGGTTATTTTTATTATACTTTTTAGCCCATATATCATAATTTCTTGTTTTATTACCATCTAATTTATTGGTTAGATTTCTATTTTTTTCAATAGATTCTCTTTTTAATATAATAATAGGAATTTGTAATTTTCCCTTTTGATCTCTAAAATAACCATCAGCCTGGATTGATTTCCAAATTTCTTGGTTTGAGAATATTGTGGGTATTTTTATTTGATTACCATTTTGGAGAATGGTAGGTTTTATTGTGTTTTTTATATATGTAATTACAGCAGTATCAACATCTTCAAGGGTTACTTTAAAATCTTTTGTATTATCATCTTCTCTAGAGATATGTTGACCTCTATTTTGCTCTTGTACTTTAATTGGATCTCCTGTAATATAAGATTCTCTCCCTAAGTCATTTAAAATGTCTTCTTGTGTTTTGGGAGTTACTCTATTTTTACGGGATGAGCGTGACATATTTTATTTTAAAGATTGTACTTTTTCTTTAGCAATTATTTTATCATCGAGAGATTTTAAATCACGTTTAATAGGATCTAATTTAACCTTAGTTAAAGTACCTACTATTTTTCCAGTTGCAGGATAAAATTCACTTACTTTATCTTTATTAGTTACTAAACTACCTCCATCTACAACTAAACGAATTTTCTTTAAACCTAAAGATTTATTGGCTCGTTTATTTAATCCGCTTTCATCCTCATTTTCTTTAAGGGTTTTACGAATTTCTTCTCTAATAATATGTCTTAATTCTGACTTTTTCATATTGTTTATTTTATAATAAATATTTACCAATCTTTACAAGCTTGGTATCTTGGAGTTCCTGGTTTAGCTGAGGAACATTTATGTCTTGCTCTAAATGCTTTTTTACGTTTTGTATCTCCGCTTTTACCAGTTACTTTAACACCTTTTTGACCCCAATGTATTCTTTTATATCCATCTCCATCTTTAACACATTTCATCCATTTTTTACCTTTTCTGTCTGAAGAGGTTTTACCTGTTGTTTTAGTACAACGAGCTGCTTCTTGTAAAAGTTTATTATCTTCTAAGATAATTTCTTTTATTAATTGTTTAAGTTCTGATTTTTTCATAATTTACTTTTCGATATCAATTTTACTTAAATTTTTAGGACTAATATATTTCGGGAAAAGTTGATTATATATTTTTTTCCTTTTCTCATCAGTTCCTTTTATATATATTTTATTAATCTCCTCTCTTTCTCCATATTCATTAATGAAATCATCTATTATTTTACTAATAGTTTGGATTACACTAATTACTTTATTTTCATTTGTTTTTTCTAAATACTTAGGATCTATTTCTTCTTTAGTTAATTTTTTTGTTTTAAATAATAACTCAAAATATCCTGGGGAGTAATCAAATGAGTTAAGGGTTACAATGTATAAATTATTAGGAGTTTTAAATTCATATTCTGCTGATATTAGAGAATCATCTTCTTCATCCCATGATTCATCAACATTATAGAATTTAAATATTTCTTCCTTTAATATTTTATTAATTTCTTCTCTAATAATTTGTTTGAATTCTAATTTTTTCATATTATCTTAAAAATTCTGATATATTAGGTATTTCAATTCTAATCATATGGGTAGAAACAATTACTGAATAATTTTCACCGAAGCTTTCATTATAATCAGATAAATTACTATCATCATTTTTACCGGCAATAAATTGGTTATCTACCAAATTTGATATCTCCCAATACCTATTATCCCATAAAATAACATCGCCTGGTTCTATTGCAAGATTTTTTTCTCTTAGGTAATCTCTTAAAAATCTAAATTTCTTATTTTGATTATAATCGGGAGTTGAATCATCATATGTAGTAGTTGAATCTTCTCTTTCTATTAAACAAAATAGTTTTATAGGTTGATAATAAAATTTTTCAGGTGATTCCCCATAAATATTAGGTGAAGTTGCATTTAAATCAATTTTATAATAGCCAATCTCCTGCTGAACTATTCGATCAGTAAATTCACGTGAAATTTTTCTAAACAGTGAAAGATCTCGAGCTCCTCCAAATAGTGCCATAAGAGTTTAATTTTTATTATCCTACATAAATTGTTAAAGGAACATTTATTAACATTTTTCTTAATACTTCATCTTCTGTTGCCTTCCTTTCTAATTGTTTTGTTCTAGAAGTTTCATCTAAAGTAAGCCTTAATTGTTCTAATAATGATTTTTTTTCATCATCAGCCATAGTTTTTAAATCACTACCATTTAATGTTAATCCAGCTCCTGGGATATCTATTGTTGCGTATTTACCTCTAATTAAAGCTAATATTTCTTTACATAATGCTAAAGCATAATTCCATATCCATTGTCTTCCTAATGGGTTAACAGTATTATAATCTATATTAGTGAAAGGAACATTACTATAATTTGTTACTAAACCTTGAGAACCTGATACGAATGCAGCATTTCTATCTTCTTTTAAAATATATTGGAACCATAATTTAGTATCATAAGTAGGGACTGGGAATATTCTTAATTCATTATTTAATAATTCAAATGAATAAGCTGATCTTCTGATCATATCATTAAACTCAATATGTTGTAGTTTTTGAACATCATAGCTTAATGGTAATAACATGAATATAATACCAGGAGAATAATTTCCAAATCCAAAACCTTCCATAAAGGTTTGAATACTACCCCCAGTACCTGCATACGGGTCAAAATATCTTGTTATAGCAGGAGGAGTTTCATGGTATACTCTTTTAACTTCAATTGCTTTACCACTTTCAGAAACATTAGCCCATAATTCATTTAAGTTATAAACTTGTTGGTCTGTAGTAATATCTATACTTCCAGATCTAACTTTAACATTACCTCCAGAACCTGCTTCAGTACCATAGTTTTCAGCTAAGTCAATTAATTTTCCAAAATTAGGTCTAAATAAAACATTATTTAAGTTACTTCCTGTAGATGAACCTTCTATACTTAAATAATTTTCTCTTACTTTATATTGATAAACTTCTGTAGAATAAATTGATATTGCTTCTTCAAATGCAGTATAAAAGTTTACATCTTGCATTTCAACATTTACAATAGGATATCCTAAACGACGTGAGGCCCATTTAGCAAATTTAGGACCATCTGATTGGAATGTAATTTGACCATCATAAAATCCGAAAGGAGTTCTTCCTATAATTGAGGATGGCTGATCATCCCATATGGGTATATTTAAAGAAGACATATAGGTTATTTATAATAAATATAGAAACAATAAGGAAAACCACCTAGAAGGTAAAATAAATATATAAATTATGGTTTTATAAAACAAAGGTAAATGAACTTTCGCTTAAAGTTACATCTGTCGGAAGTGTAGCCCAATTCAAGGTGTTTGAAAGAACCCCAGCGTAAGAATAGACAGTCTTTCCTAAAGATGAATCTATGTCTGTAGCATTGACGAATCCTAAATCTACTGTTACTCCTGGTTGAACAGTTAATATAGCCTGAGAACCTGGTGTTGTTGATCTAAATAAAACTCTATTTGCATCTGTAGCGGTAGTACAAGTAAAAGCAGTTGTAATTGTATTAGTTATTCCTGAAACCAATCGTTGAGTTAATCCTGCTGCTGAGACTATTAATGTTCCTACTGTAAATCCAGAAGTTGCAAATGTAACACTACCTCCTAATGTCATTGTTCCTGTAGCAGTTAATAAATTACTTAATGTAATAGTTATTGTTCCTGAGGTTGTTATATTATTCCAACTCATTCCATTAGTTGCTAATGTTGTGGTAAATGTTATAATATTTAAAGTAGAGCCAGTCGTTATAACAGTTCCTGCAGTATAAGTTAAAGTACCTGTATTGTAGTACACATTTCCTGAAATAGTAATCGTACCCGCAGTGTTAATAGTCAAGTTATTTCTAAGTATTGAAGTTGATACATGTGACCATGTGCCTGTTCCATTGAGTATAATTGTACTAGTACCACTAACAATAAATCCTGCGGTATTTACAGTTAAATTTCCTCCTACTAAAATAGAATTACTATTTATTGTTATTGTACTACTACTTGTTAATAATAAGTTATTAGATACAGTTAAATTACTACTTAGTGTAATTGTAGTTGTTCCAGTTGTACCAAAAGTTGTAACATTATTCCAATTAATACCATTTGTATTAAGAGTTGTTGATGTGGGATTAGCACCGCTTCCGATAAATAGTGTGCTTCCTGTAGTAGTAACTGTCCCTGCAGTATAAGTTAAAGTGTTATCATAATAATATACATTACCAGAAATAGTAATTGTTCCTGCTGTGTTAATAGTTAGATTATTTTTAATAGGCCCTAAAAAAGTAGAAGACCAAGTACCTGTTCCTGTTAATACTAAGTTAGTTGTTCCGCTTAGTCCTTGATTTATATTATTATTACCATTAATTGTAAAATTTCCTGTTATTGATAATTGGTTCCCATTAAGCTGTGTTGAATGATCAGAAGTTAAGTTTATACATGTTATATTTTGTGGAACATTAAAGATTGTCTGACCTCCTCCTGTATTAACTAAATTAATATTTGCATTTGTGGTAATTAAATTGTTACCTCCTAATGTAAAACTTAAAGTTCCTGCACTTACATTTAAAGTACCAGTTAAAGTCAAATCACTTGAAAGAGTAATTGTAGTAGTTCCTGAGGTTGTTATATTATTCCAAGTTATACCATTAGTATTTAATGTTGTATTTGTTCCAATAGTTAAAGTTGAACCAGTAGTTGTAACCCCTGCCGCAGCAGTATAGGTAAGAGTTCCTGTGTTATAATATACAGTTCCACTTACTGTAATAGTTCCAACTGTATTAATAGTTAAATTGTTTCTTATTTGTCCTGTACTCGTATGACTCCAAGTACCTGTTCCACCAAGAACAATAGTAGTTGTTCCTGCTAAAACTGCTGTACCTGTATGAGTAATATTACCATTAACTGTAAGAGTATTACCATTTAAATTAAAAGTTATTGAACCTCCTCCTCCGAGAGCTAATGTTAAATTCCCATCAGCATTCATATTATCAGAAAGAGTAAAAGTAACACCAGATGCAGAATTTGAAAAAGTTACATTATTCCAATTAATACCATTAGTAGTAAGTGTAGAAGTAGCTGTAATAGTAAAAGTTGAACCAGTTGTTACTACTGTACCTGCAGTATAAGTAAATGTTCCACCATAATAAACAGTTCCACTTATTGTGATCGTACCAGAAGTATTTATTGTAAGATTAGTTCTTAACTCACCAGTAGACCCATGACTCCAAGTTCCTGTCCCATCTAAGATAATACTTGCTGTACCCGTTGTATTACCAATACTTGTAATTGATAGGTTACCTCCTACTGTTATTGTATTATTAGTTAAAACTACATTTCCAGCAAGAGTAAAATTTCCATTAATATCTAAATTATTTGACAAAGTTATTGTACCATTGGTGGATATAGAGATATTATTCCAACTCATCCCATTAGTTGCTAATGTTGTGGATTGCGCAATAATTACAGTAGAGCCAGTCGTTGTAACAGTTCCTGCAGTATAGGTTAAAGTTCCTGTATCATATCTAACTGTTCCACTAACTGTAATTGTTCCTGCTGTGTTAATTGTTAAATTATTTCTGATAATACCAGACGATGAATTTGACCAGATTCCTGTTCCAGTCAATACTAAAGAAGTAGTTCCGCTGCAAATACCAGAACTAGTTGTAGTAAGGTTTCCTGATATGTTTATTGTATTAGTATTTAATATTGGATTAGCTCCACTGTTAACAAGTGTAGCATTTGTAACATTTAAAGTGTTAGGAACAGTAGTTGTTCCAGTACCGACCACTAAAGGACCAGTTGGGTTGAAGGTAAAGGCTCCAATACTAAAACTTAATGTTGCTGAATGACCTAATGTAAGAGTTCCTGTGATGTTTAGGTTAGAAGAAAGAGTAATTGTATAACCTGTTCCTGCAGTTGTAAAATTATTCCAATTTAAAGTGCCTGTATTAAATGTAGTTGCTGCTGCAACTTGTATTGTAGAACCAGTTGTAGTAACTGTTCCAGTAGTATAGGTTAAAGTACCTGTATCATAGTAAACAGTCCCACTAATTGTAATTGTACCAGCAGTGTTAATAGTCAAGTTATTTCTAAGTATACCAGTAGAAGTATGTGACCAAGTCCCAGTACCATCTAATACTATATTAGTTGTACCTGATGTCGTTGCAGTAGTGGTTTGGGTTAAATTTCCACTTACATTTATTGTGTTACTTGTTAGTGTCATGGCAGTAGTACCGCCCAAAGATAGAGCACCACCTACGTTTAAATTACTTGATAGAGTAAAAGTTTGTGATGCGCCAGAAAGTGTAACATTATTCCAACTCATTCCGCTTGTTGCAAATGTAGTACTTGCTGCACAGTTTAATGTAGATCCTGTAACTGTAACTGTACCTGCAGTGTAAGTAAGGATTCCTGTATTATATCTAACAGTTCCACTAACTGTAATTGTACCCGCAGTATTTATTGTTAAGTTGTTTCTAATAATACCAGTATTTGAATTTGACCAAGTGCCTGTACCGTTCAATATTAAGGAAGTAGTTCCACTACAAATACCAGAGCTAGTTGTAGTAAGGTTTCCTGATATGTTTATCGTGTTAGTATTTAGTATAGGACTTGTTGATGAATTGACAAGAGTAGCATTTGTAACACTTAAAGTATTGGGAATTGTGGTTGTACCTTGTGTTACGATTAAAGGACCAGTAGGATTAAAAGAAAATGCTCCAATACTAAAACTTAAAGTTCCCGTATGATTTAGTGTAAGTGTTCCTGTTATATTTAAGTTTGATGAAAGTGTTATTGTATATGTTGATCCTGCGGTTGTAAAATTATTCCAATTTAAAGTGCCTGTATTAAATGTAGTTGCTGCTGCAACTTGTATTGTAGATCCTGTAACTGTTACTGTTCCAGTAGTATATGTAAATATTCCTGTATCATAGTAAACAGTTCCACTTATTGTAAGTGTTCCCGCAGTATTAACAGTAGTATTATTTCTAATAACACCAGTAGATGAATTACTCCATGTTCCTGTACCACCAAAAACAATCGCAGTAGTTCCTGAATATATACCAGCAGTTGTTTGTGTTAAGTTACCATTGATATTTAAGGTATTATTTGTAAGAGTAGTAGTTCCTGTTCCTTGAAATGTTATAGCTCCAGTTACAGTCCAGTTATCTGCTAATGTATATGTTACACCTGCTCCCCCAAATGTCAATGTCCTTGACCAAGTAACACCGCCTGAAGTTAGAGTTGTCGCACCATTTAATAAAATACCATTTGCTCCTGCTTGTGTATATCCTCCTGTGCCAAGATTAAGTACACCATTTGTTGTTATATTTGCATTGAATGTAATAGTACCAACATAGTTAGTAAAGTTTACTCCTACTAAACCTGCTGATGCAACATTTACAGTAAGATTTCCTGATGTAGCAGTAAAGGCAATATCATCCCCAGCAACAGGCACAACGCCACCTACCCAAGTAGTTGTTGCATTCCAGTTACCACCTGTATTCGATACCGTTCTTGTTGCCATTTATTTTTTTATTTAATTAATAAAAGTAAAAGCTGATGTGTTAATTGTAGGATCAGTAGAAAGTAATGACCAATTATCAGTATTGGAAAATACTCCTCTATATGAATATATAGTTCTTCCTAAAGAAGAATTTATGTCTGTTGCATTTACAAATCTAAGATTATTAGTTGCTCCTGAATTTAAAGTAAGAATTGCTTTACTTGAAGCAATAGTTGATCTGAATAACACTCTTGAGGCATCAGTAGCAGCAGTACAAGTAAATGCAGTAGTTATAGTATATGTTACTGTTGATACTAATTGATGGGTTAAACTAGCAGTAGATACTAAAGTTCCTACTGAAAAACCAGCAGCCCCAGCAAAAATAATTGAATTTGATAATGTCATTGTTCCGTTTGCACTGAGTAAACTATTTAGCGTTTGTGTTCCGGAGGTTATTGTTATATTATTCCATGACATTCCAGAAGTATTAAATGTTGTTGCTGCTGCAACATTTAATGTTGAACCAGTTGTAGTGACTGTCCCTGCAGTATAAGTTAATGTACCTGTGTCATATCTAATAGTTGTACCTAAAGTTAAAGTGCCGGATGTGTTAATAGTTACATTATTTTGAATTCTACCTATGGTTGTATGTGACCAAGTTCCAGTACCATTAAAATTAAATAATGTAGTTCCTGATATATTTGATGCTGAACTGTAAGTTAAATTACCGCCAATGTTTAGTGTATTTCCATTTATAGTCGGGCTAAAATTTTCAAAAGTTAAATTTCCTAAAACTGTTAAGTTATCAGCTAATGTAAAAGTACCATTTGATGCAAATATAATATTTCCACCCCATGAAGAACCATTTGATGTTATAGTTGTAGCCGTTTGAAATCTTAAGGCAGCAGTACCCGAAACAGTATATGTTCCTGATCCTAAATTTACTGTTCCTGTTGTAGAAAGGTTATTTGTAAAAGCTAATGTACCTGCAAATCCTGTAAGATTTAAGTTTGCACAAAATGAGGCAACATTAATAGTAGCTGTACCTACTCCACTACTTGCATCAAAAAAAACATTATCTGAAACAGATGGAACAGATGCTCCTGAAGCACCCCCTGAGGTTACTGACCAGTTTGTTGTTGAGTTATAATTACCTGTGCCTCCTGCTACCCAATATCTATCTGCCATTACTCAATTCCTCTTTTTCTACGCTCTGTTATTTCTCGATTAGTAATTCCTAATGTAATATCAGCTTCTGATTGAGGATTAAAGTGAGGAATATCGACAATTACAGATTCTCCATTAATATCATACTCAACAGTTGTAGTAACTATTTTATTAGTTAAAGTAGTACCTTCATTAGGTATTTCATTTCCTAATTCATCATACTTTGGAAAGTATTGATCAATAAATTCTTCTTTTGTGTTGATTACTTTATACATAAATTATTATTGTTTTGTTATATAAATACTTACATTTACTCTAGTTACAGTTGAAGCTGAATCTACATTAAAAGCAAATATGTCACCTGGAGAAACCGAACTGGTCCATGTAGTTAATGCTGTATCTGTATTTAATTGTTGTGAAGAAAGTGTTGGTTTTTCAGTTCCTGTAATAGTATTAGATGATGTTGGAATAGCATTTGCTGTTTTCCAAACATCAACTACACAACTTCCTGATTGATCAGAAATTATTCTCCATCCAGTTATTGTTCCTCCATATGGTACAGTTAAATATCCTTTATTTCCTGTTGTAATAGCTGAACCTCCACCATCTATTGTTATTCCAAAAGATCCTGATAATGCTCCACCAGTTACACTTCCTCCTCCACCACCTCCATTTAAAGCATAACTTGCAGTTAAAGCATAAGAAGCTGTTCCAAATAAACTTCCAGTAAAATCAGTTGCAGTAACTGAGCCTGATATTAGTACTGAGCCAGATAGTATAGGTTCAAATATTATCATTTTTTATTTTTATATTATTTGGGTAGTGAATTTTATATACTATCATAACTCAATTAAGATAATTTAGTTAATATTAAACAAGTTCCTGCTTTTAAAGTTACTGTTGATGT